TAGGTGGAACGATTGACATGTAAAACACGACAGAGCATAACTGTCGTGTGTTCAAATCGGAGTCTATAGATGGCTTTCAATCTTACTTGGAGTTTTGCATGAATATGGCACTCGCTTTTTTTAAGATCAGATTTTCTTCCTCTAGTTGAGCATTCCTTTTTGTAATTCTTGAATCTGTTTAGCAGTCAACACCGTATTATCTTCAAGACGCACTTGAGAGTACTGCTTAATCCATTTTGCAAGTGCAGAAGAAGATACCCCATAATCTTTACAGAGTTCAGTTTGTGTTTTACCTGTTTGGTAGAGGTTGACAAGAGATTGTTTGAAATCCTCGTCGTAACGCTTAAATCCTGACATAAAAGTCCTTTCATTTTTGTGTCTTAATAGACAGATTATAACACACAATTTTCTGTCCACTTTTATAGTATAGCTCCAGAAGGATATTTTATACTTGATCCAACAGATAAAGAGTTAGCAAGCCTTAAGATACTTTATGATGGAATAGTTTCAATAGCCGAACAATATCCTGAACATGTAAAAGTAGAGGAGTAAAAAGAATGTCTGACTACTGGCAAAAAAGAGCGATTAAAGCCGAAAAGAAAGTAAATGACGGTGCTAAACAGCTTGAGGAAGTCGTAGCACAGGCATACAAACAAGCTCAATCATATTTAACAAAACAGATTGCTAAATTATTTAGTCGAACTAAGCAACAAACAGAACTGACAGATGATGAAGCAAAAAGAATGCTTAATGAAACTGTTCCTGTTTCTGAATTAGTTGAGCTTAGAAGATTAGCTAAAGATATCAGTAACCCTGACTTGCAAAGAGAAGCTAAAAAGCGGCTCACAGGACTAGCGCTTAAATCAAGAATTACTCGTGCAGAAGATTTAAAAGCAAAGTCTTATTTAGTAACAAAACAAATTGCGGATGTCCAGCTTGATAAGCAGACATCTTTTTATGTTGACACGATAGATGAAGCTTACAAAGAAACTACTGCCGAAACGATTATTCGTGAAGCTCAAGCAAATGCTAAGAATGGTATTGTTAAAGAAGTCTGGAATAAAAAAGACTATAAGTTCAAAGAGTTATCCACCAAATCTGTAGAAAACATACTTGATAGTCACTGGCTAGGAAGTAATTACTCTAAAAGATTATGGGGAGATACTGAAGCCTTAGCCAAACGATTAGAACAGCTCTTCACGGTTGAAGCTTTAACTGGGATGAGTGAGTTTCAAATGGCAAAGGCAATTGCTGGTGAATTTGACCGCTCAGTTAACGTTGCTAGGCGTTTGATTCGTACTGAAGCGAATTATATGGCGAACCAAGCAAAGCTCAAATCGTGGCAAAACAATGGCGTTGAGAAGTATCAAATCATTGCTATCTTGGATTTGAGAACATCACAAATTTGTCGTCATAAAGACCATAAAGTCTTTCTAGTATCTGAAGCAGTTGTAAATGGTGCAGAAGGTACATATCCACCTTTTCATCCTTGGTGTCGTTCAGTTGCTTCAATGTATTCAGAGCGACTAAACAACATACCTCGCAAGGCACTTGACCCTATCACTGGTAAAACATTTGATATTAAAGGAAGTACAACTTACAACGAATGGATGGTTAAATTAAAAGCAATGCATCCAGATGTTGAATTCAAAAGTAGCAAATGAGGTGATCTAACATCTCTCAGTTATGCGTGAAATAACAACTACTTAAATACACAAAGCGTTTGTCACTGACAGGCGCTTTTCTTATGTCCAAGCGTGATGACACTAAAAGCTTCGGAAGTGCAAGCATTGAACCACTTAAAAAGCAATTGGAAAGGATTAATAACATGAAAATCGCAACATTATGCGGAAACAGTTTACTCAAACTCAACTTACAACAATTTGCTGAAGGTCAAGAAGGCGGTGAGGGTGGAGCAGGAACTGGCCAAGAAACTCCTCCTGAATTCAATGCTGACAATCTGACCGATGAACAAGTTGCAGCGATCAAAGAAAAGTTTGGTCTTAAAGATGATACTGATGTTGATTCAATTGTTAAGTCTAAACGAAGTCGTTGGCAGAAGGAACTTGAAGAAGAAAAAAACGAAGCTGCTCGACTTGCCAAACTTTCGGAAGAAGAACGCCAACAAGCGCTGATTCAAAAAGAAAAAGATGACTTTGAACAAGAAAAAGCCGCCTTTCGTCAAGAACAGTTGCTTGTAGAAAAAGGCAAACAACTTCAAGAAATCGGTATTCCAAGTGCTTTCGCTGCTCGTATTCAAGGAAATACTGCTGAGGAAGCTATTAAAGATGTCAAATCTTTCAAAGCTGAATGGGATAAAGCCGTAGAAGCAGCAGTTAACGAAAAACTCAAAGCTTCTGTTGATACTCCGCTTGGTGCTGGTGCCACACCAGGGAAACCAGTTGATATTTCAACTTTAACTTATGAAGAAGCGCTGGCACTGAAAAAAACAAATCCAAAAGCCTATGAACAGGCTACAAAATAAGGAGAAAAAACATGAAAAACAAAAACTAAAATTCAACTTGCAACGCTTTTCTGGCGACGTAGTAACGTTCTTGAACTCACAAGTTGACCCCGAAGTTATGGGACAAATGGTAGCTGCTCAATTGCCTAAAGCTATTAAGTTCTCAGGAATTGCTCCAATCGACACAACTCTTGCTGGTCAACCAGGTTCAACAATTACATTGCCTAAATTTAAATACTCTGGTGATGCTAAAGTCGTTGCCGAAGGTGCTGCGATTCAAATGGACGAATTACAAACCGCAACTCAAACTGCCACAATCAAAAAAGTTGCTAAAGGGATGGCTATTACTGATGAAGCGGTGCTTTCAGGTTATGGTGATCCAGTTGGGGAAATTCAACGTCAAATCCGTATGGCCATTGCATCGGCTGTAGACAATGAAATTGTAGCAGTTGCTGGTACTGCAGCCCTTACTGTAGTATCCGATGTTAACCTTAATTTGATTGACAAATTAGAAAATACATTTGTTGAAGCTCCTGATGCGCTCGAAGAACAAGGATTTACTCAAGGAGTCCTTTTTGTTTCATATAAAGATGCTGCAACTTTGCGCCAAGCAGCTGGTGTTAATTGGACCCGCGCTTCAGAACTCGGAGATAATATCCTTGTTTCTGGTGCATTTGGTGAAGTCCTTGGTTGGACAATTGTTCGTTCTAAAAAAATCAAAGACGGTTCACCAATCGCTGTTAAACCAGGTGCAATGAAAACATTCTTAAAACGTGATGTTCTTGTTGAATTTGATCGTGAAATTACTAAGAAAGTAACACAATTCACTGGTGATGAGCATTATGTTGTTGCAATCGTTGATGAAACAAAAATCGTTCGTGTTCAAGCTTCACCAATTTCTGTAACAGGAGTTACCATTTCACAAAAAACAGCTTCTATGAAAGTTGGAGCTACTAAAGAATTATCAGCAAAAGTTGCCCCAGATAATGCAACTAATAAAGCTGTTACTTATTCTTCTAGCGCTAAAAATATTGCAACAGTAAATTCTGATGGTAAAGTCACAGCCATTGCAGAAGGTGCAACAAATATCACTGTAACTACCACTGACGGCTCGAGAACTGATGTATGTGCAGTAACTGTTACAAAATAGAATAATGGAATGAGGTAATCATGGAAGAGAATGAACCAAAAACTAAAGCAATTGAACGTTTAAAAACTGATTTGGTCGTCGATGATGCTACTGGTTTAATTGAGGATGCGGTTATTCTCATCCTTGATTATACGAATCAGGATAAGATGTTAGATTCAATGTGGCTGTATGCTCGACAGTTAGCCACAATTAATTTTAATCGTGAAAGCACAGAGGGAGAGTCTAGTCGTTCAGAAGGTGGCGTTTCTCAATCCTTTATTGAAGATATTCCTTTAAATATCCAGCGTGGCTTGAATCGTTATCGACTCGGAAAGGTGGTAAGTTTTTATGCGCCTGATGAAACGTGACTTAAGAACGGTTTATTTGAAAAGGATAAACCCAAATAACACGCAAGATGAAGAGGGAAACGATCAAGTTAATTATCTTGCTCCAATTGCTCTTGAAATGAATGTTCAGTCTGCAAGTGGTGCTGTCAATGCCACAATATATGGTTCAAAGCTTTCAAGCATGAAATCATGTAAGTATCAAGGTGATGAACTAAAAGAAGGTAAAGATGAAAACAGTGGCGTTTGCGTGTATGTTGATAAGGACGGTAACCCTGATTATAAAATCAATTCGATTCAACCTTATTCTACACACATCAATGTGATGTTAGAAAGGAACGATGACATTGGTAGTTGAAATTAAAGGTTTGGACAGGCTTAAACGAAAAATTAATGCGATGCCTAAAATCTTAAATGACGCTGTAAATGATGCGACTTACGAAATCACAGAGTTGGTTCGTTCTGCAGCAGAATTAAGAATAGCTTCTAGTATGAAATTCAGTTCTGGAGAATTGCTTGGGAGTCTAAAGACTGAGGTTGTAGAAAATGCGGAAGGTAAAATAGTTGGGCGTGTCTGGTCGGATAAAGCTCAAGCCATTTATCGTGAGTTTGGTACTGGTCCAAATGGGCAAGCAAGTTCTAAAGATTTACCAGAAGGTGTTAACCCAGTTTATACTCAAACTCGTTGGTTTATTCCAGCTGAGGAAGTTGGAATTGATTTGAATGAAATCTATGGCATGCCTAAGATTACTATTCAAGGCAAAGAATTCTACATCACAAGTGGTCAACCAGCAAGACCTTTCTTATATCCATCATTGAAAGAGATCCTTCCGCAAATGCCTGAGATATACAAAGAGCACGTTCAAAAGAAATTGAGGGAGCTTAAATAATGGAAAGAGTAAATATTAAAGTTGCTACTGTTTCCGTTTTAAATGGGATATCTGAGATTAAAAAAGTAGCAACTGATTATCCGTCAACATGGAATGACTTTCCTACAGCTATTTACAGAACGGTTAACAACCCACATTTTGTAGATGGAAGTGGAGGGGAACTTCAAACAAAATGGTCAATCACAATTGAATTATATTCTAAAAGTAGTTTGACCACTATCGTTAATAATGTCATCGAACAATTTGGTGATATTGGTTTTACAGGCACGCAAAGAGATGCTAATACAGCAGATTTAAAGCGTGTCATTATTGAACTATCCGCAATCGTGGATAATAAAACAAAATACGTTTATTCGAAATAGGAGGAAATAAACATGGCAACAGTAGCAGGTCTATTATCAAAAGGAGCGGTGCTTTCTTATAGAGATACATCAGGTTCAAAAACTATCGCAGCAGTAAAATCTATTCCCGCAATGGGAGCTGATCCTGAAAAAGTAGATGTTACTCACTTAGGTTCAGCTAAGAAAGCATATATTGCAGGGATTCAGGATTCAGATAATTTGGAATTCGCAATCATTTATCAAGGAGACAACTTTAAAGATGTTGATACTTTGGTCAAAGCTGGTAAAGCAGTTGAGTGGACAGTGACTTATTCTGATGGTATGAAAGTTGACTTTACTGGTCAACCATCTTATAAATTTGATGGTGTTGAAGTCAACCAAGCACTTGGATTTAATTTAGTAGTGGTTGTATCAGCAGGCCCTAACTTTACACCATCTAGTCACTAATTTAGCAATGAAAGGTTAGTCAGAGTGGCTAACCTTTTTATTTTTTA